ATACGTAATGAATTATTAGATCCTTCAGAAATTACCGTATCCGTGTTGAAAAATCGTAATTCAGTGTGAAGTTCAAGAGGAACATTGGACCACCATTTGTTATTGTCTTGATCATATTGGTAAATGGTTCGACTATTGGTATTGTCATATAATGTAACATCATTAGTAGAAGAAGATCCTTTTAAATCAACATTCATTACTCCACCAACAAATTTAACAAACCGATCTTTATTGGAAATGTCAATTTGTATTCCAAATTCTTGAATTTGTAGAATTTCTTCAGCTGTTGAAAGATCACTTCCTGTTCGAACATATAATCTATTAGCTATTGTCCCACCTCTAGAAGTATTTCCAATATTCAAATGGAAATCTCCATCAGCACTTATTAGCCCATTTCCAGATAATCGAATATCTGATCCTGTTATTTCATCTCCATTTCCTTCACCAATGTACACAGAATCTTTCACATTGAGAATACCTGTCATCTTATCCCCAGACTTTAAAACATAGTTTTCACCAATTGACACCCAATTCGAACCATCATATATTTTCAATTGGTTTACGGAAAATTCTAATTGATTTACTCCATCACCATCTCTATCAGATATATCATCAGCAATGTTAGTATCATACCATAACATTCCAGTAGTTGGAAAAGTTGGAGGAAATGGTCCAAAATCCACAATAATAGCTGCTTCCCAAACAGGTAATCCAGCATCATATCCAACCATCCGCTTCATGGTTCGAACATTCATGTCAAACCATTGCTGACCTATTGTGGGATTGTCTGGTGGAAGATATCCAGTAAAATTTTCCATGATATGGAGTAAATTTTCTTCTATAACTTGTCCATAAAAGAAATATGAAGATCCTGGTAATTTTAAAGACGTGTCTATCACGTTAAGAGTCGTCTGAGGTACTATAATTGGAATTTTTATACCATCTATCACACCTTTTGTTATAATCACGGGAACGGGTTCTACAACGGTGATAACTGTATGAGAATTGTCTTGAGGAAATTGAAGGGTATTGGGATTAAAATTGGCAGAACTTACTGTGTATGTTCCAACAGCAGATAATGTGACTGGCAATTGGACAAATCCATTTAAAGTAGCATCTGAAACATTTTCAACAACTTTAATTACTGTTGTGGTTGATGTGACTGTTGTAGTGGATACAGTATAATCACCATCATTGAGAGAAGATGATATAACAGAAAATTGCACAAAAGGAGCAAGGACCGTAGTTAAGTCACCATATACTGTAAACTCATTTGTTGTAGTGTTTATTCCTATAATTTTCAAAGTGCTACCAAAACCATCACTTACATGAAATTTGCGACCATTTGTAAATTTTGCAGTTACATCACCTGCTACAGTAAACTGGCCTCCTACACCATTAACACTGGATATAATATCACTGAATCTATCATAGAAATTTAAAGTGTAATCAACTATAGCCATCCAATCATCCCCATTAACTATTAACAATCTGAGGTATTTATAAAATTGTTAGATATCCAGAGCTTTTACAATGACAGCTATCTCTTTACTCACACTTGGATGGTTCCTAAATTGTTCTCTCCAAAAAGTAGCATTTATTAATTTATCAAATAATGTTCGATGATCTTGTGACAATCTATTTAACATTGCAATGAATGTTTTGCTTTTTAATAAAATCCAAGGAGATAATCGACGAGAACGTATCAACATCAATATTTCATTTGGATGTAAGGTGTTGAATAGTTTAGATGGTGGACATTGCAAAGCATCACAGAACATATCAATGTTCTTGATAGATATTTCCACCAGTGTAAAAGGTGATACTTTGTTGTCTAGATGTTGTAGATATTGAACATATACAATATCGTGTATCCATATTTGAGGGGAATACTTTGACCTAATCATCAATTTAATGTAGATGTCTATATCAACTATTTCAACTTCCTGACAAAAGATAGAGAAAGCCATTAACGATTTATAAAATCTAGATCGTAGGAATGAATCTGGAGTTAATATGGATGATCGTGTTTTCATCTTGATCCAAGTTTTGTAACAACGGAATGCTGATTGGCCTGTTTTAGTTGTTAATTCCTCCTTCCTTACCATATAATCGCATTTATGAGCAAGGAAAGTCTCTTCCTTAATAAATTGCTTTACACAATGATCGCAATTATATGGTATAGATTTCATTATTATTTCAATTTCAACTCATCAGTAAGCTTCTTAATTTCAACAGGTTGATATCCTAACAACTCTGCCATCTCTAATATTTGTGTTGTTGTGAACAAATCAATAACATCCTCTGCTTCTACTGTGGAAATTTGTTGATATTCACTAATTACTTGAATTGACTGTTTATATGTTTGAACTTTGGAATTTGAAACCAACCAATTATTTCGCTGTCTACCACCGGATGAACACACTGTCATCAATTGATACAATAATTTTGGATGATTCTGAAGTGTAAACACATATGAATTTAAAAACTCATTCAAAAACACTATCTGTCGAGCATCTGTTGTTCCACTCAACCACCGTTGAACAACAACAGGTACAAACTCTTGTTGTTGTTCTTCAGTTAATGTGGTGTAATATTCAACATCCTTCATGTTAATATGTTTTAACACCTCAAAAACATTCAACTTTCTATCAGACATTATTATACACTACGGTAAGTTTTCTTTCACAAAATTTACATATTATAATATGATCTTGTATAACTAATTGGTTATATGGATGAACACATGTGTCAACCATCTCAAGTCTGATAGCAGATATCTGATCAAAGATTGCTTGTCGTTTAACCTCTAAATCTGAAATTTGTTCTTCTACTGGGTGAATAGCTTCTAATAACACATCCATATTATTTCGTTTACGATTCCATGATGTTTTTTCACTTCTCGGAGAATGATTAGCTATTTTTTCTAATCGTAACCGTATTGCTCTATCTGCTGCTGTTTCATTTGGATCTTTTTTTATTCTAGCCATTTTATCCACCTTATTAATTAAGTTTGCACAATTGTATCATCAATGATGTGAAGTTAATTTCTTTATCTGAGTGTGTGACGTTCTTGTACATATGATCAGATATCAAAATAATAGCTTCTTCCCAATTATTTGTATATTCGAACCCTTTTACTTCATGAAGCTTATTATATAACATCACATATAACGCTTCCCAATCTTCTGATTGAATCACAGCACTCAGCACTTTACGCAATTCAACCCATTGTTTATTTTGAAATGTTTGAAGTATCATATTTTCAATACCAATATCAACAGTGGCATCCGTTGATGTTGGTAGATGTAATTCCTTATCATAACTATGCATTTGAACAGAATTTATTATCTTACGAGCATCAGGATATCCACGCGTAACAAAGTCTTCTAGAACTTGTAAATCAAATTTAATATCTTCTTTTATCAATATTGTTGCAACACACACATGTAGTTCTTCACTATCTAAAGAGTTGAATTGAATATGTTGAAATCTTGAAATCAAAGATTCAGTCAATCGTTGTGGATGATTACATGTCATTATGAATCTTGTATCTGATTCCTGATCACCAATTACAACACGGAGAGCATCTTGAGCATGTTTAGATAATCGATCACACTCTTCAATATGTACGATTTTAGTTGAACCAAATGGACACATGGAAACAAACTCTGTGACTGGTCCTCTAATGAACTCTACTGAACTGTTTTTAGATGATCCATCCATGTAGAATATATCATTCCGTTCAATAGATAGAGATTCTATTAGAATTCTAGCCATTGCACTTTTTCCCAATCCTGCACCACCTGATAACAATAGATGTGGAACAGACTGTTGATCTATGAATTGTTGAAAAATTTGTTTGTGTTGTGGATTTTGAAAAACAAAAGAATTGAGATCTTTTGGACGATACTTTTTATACCAAACTTCTAATAACAATGTGAAATCTCCCATGTGTCAATGATTGCATCATTATACATGAAAAAATTAATAAGAACAACAAATATTATTCTTATTAATTTCTGTGCGATTATTCACATTTGGATGAATTTGTACCTTTTTGTAAACTATTATCATCAACTGCTAATACTTTTGAGGAATTGGTTTTCCACAATTGTATTCCATTATATGTTATTCCAGCAGTCCATTGTAATGCTTCTACGTATATCTGATCACCAGGTTCAATATCTGTTACTTCTGGTCCTACTGTAATGACAGTTCCCCATCGCGCAGCCTTTGCATTATTGTCATTATCTGTGGGTAATATAATTCCACCTGTTGATACTTCATGGAATTGTCCATTCCTCACAATATCCTTGAATGTAAACACAATTGAATTTTTTATAGCTCTAATCATTTATTGTCTTAGCCTTTTTGTCTTCGGATTCTTTGTTTGTACTGTTAACTCAGTAGTTTCTGCATTGATTGTTTCTTTTACAGATTCCCCTGATTTAACCTCTGTAGTAACATTATCCGTTTTTTCTGCAGTGATATCTTCTTTTTTATCAGAAATTGCTGTAACAACCCCTTCATCTTTTTTACCAGCTATTCGCTCAGTAACGTTTTTCAATTTTCGTTGAACACGTTCTTTTATCAACAACTCTCTAGATTGTACTTTTCCAGGTTTGGTAGTGGATTGTATCTGTGATTTAATTTTTACCAAATTAAAATCGACAATCTCACCTTTATAACTTCGTTGTTTTGTTCCCATGACATTATTCTCCTTTATTTTCCATTTCAATGAAAAAAATCATTATAATCCAACTCATAATATACACTATCAATATCATGTACATTCAATATATATAATATATATGATGATACACTACTACCTCTACCACACCCCCACACCACATTATCTGATATGAAGGTGTTAATAACATAATTCATGACAAGTAACATGTCAACTACTTTAAATTTTTGATATAATTCCCATTCCTCTTCAACTCTAACACGTCTCAATTGTTGTTGTTCATTATTAAAATCTTGACAAATGATTTCCAACTTATTCCAAATAAATGCCTTAATATTCAAATATTTATATTCATCTGGAATGTTTAAATCTGTACACATCTCTTGTAAATGTGTTTTACCACATTTAATTTGCTCTTCAACACTAACCAATGTGTTATATTGATTAATTTCAAGAGTTAACTCTGAAGCCCATAATTGTGGACTCAGATTATCCATGTAATCTCCTATTTGGTTCGATGGAATAACACTAGCCCCATCAAACCAAAGTTGACGATTTTTTAAATTTGTAACACCTTCAGACATTATACCCCAAACTCAGAAGCGGTGTATGCTCCAACTTCCACAATTTCATCACCAAGTACAATATTTTGAGCTTGTGTTGGTCTTTGAACAACAGGACTAGATGATTGTTGAACATTTGTTAATTGGGTTGCAATAGGTGTCCTTTGAACTATTTGTTGTTGATATGGTGATTGTTGATAATCTTTACTAGGATTTTTTTCATCCGAAATATTATTCACAACCATTAAAATCTTTTCCCATTGTTCTTTATTTGGAGTCCATTCATCTCCTAAAAATGTTTTAATTCCAGTAATCCACATCTTCAAATCTTTAATATTGTGAATTTGTAATTCAGCTTCACTTAATTCAATTTTTTTGATCCGTTTTATGGATGCCTTTTTAGATGTATGTTTAGGTAAT